GGAATGGACTGTTGGAAGATTGAAAGATCTGAAGACACAATATTTACACTATGTATCTGGATCTGATGTTACACTTGTAGCATCACATAAGGATCACACTCCGAAAGGATGTTTTAGACCCTTGTGGGGAATGGAATCTGTAAAGGTGTTAAGAGTATTGAATATATACACCTCCGTAATCTTACCTAAAGTTACGGTAAAGCAGAGGCATAAATTCACTAGTGCTCTACAAACTGGTGATTGGAATTTGTGCTATCCAATGTCGAACTGTGGCATTCGCCTTCAGAAGGCAAATTATTATTATTGTCACCCGTTCAATTGGATCCGGTCCTCGATCAGACGCGCCCCAATTCTGGAGCGGCAAATGCATATAAAGACAGTAGAAGAGTCAGAGATGACCTTTGAGTCTGTTCTGAATGTTATTAGTGTATCTCCTCAAATGTCTGCCCATGTGGGTAGATATATTCAAGAATATGCCAAAGCTTTATATATAGCTGAGGCTACTCTTAAAGATGCATTATACAAATGTAATGAACCGCGTTCACCAGTTGAATTCCAATATTTTCCTGTAGGGAAAATTGGTGAAATTCAGGAGAAAGGTGCGAAACTTCGTACTATTGCAAATCCTTTTCGTCATCTACAAATGGTGCTTTACCCACTGGGGTCTGCATTATTAGATGTTCTCAGGGAGTTACCCTGGGATTGTACATTCGAGCAACAAAAAGGAGTCCAGTTTGTTATTGATAGTTTACAGAATGGTAAAACTGTATACTCACTCGATTTGGCTAACGCCACAGACTTGTTCCCATTGAAATTACAAAGGGAGACTGTTAGTAGCATATTAAACCACACCCTCCCCCGATGGCCCGAAGGTCTAGGGGGTAGAATGGAAAAGCGAATAAGCAGTGCACCTGCGGACCTTTTAATGGGTCTCGACATCTTTTGTGATATCGCAAGAGGTGACTGGTCTTACCAGACTAGTTTTGTTAACTGGAACAAGGGACAACCATTAGGGCTCTATCCCTCATTTGCAATGTTTGCATTGACACATGGTATTCTCGTTAGAAATATTGAGAAGAAACTGGGTGTCACAAACACATTTAGGATTCTTGGTGACGATATTGTTATTAATGATCCTAATGTAGCACGACATTATCGTGAAGATATGGAATACTTGGGATGTAAATTCTCTGAAGCAAAATGCTTGGTTTCAAATACCATAGGAGAGTTTGCAGGCATGGTTATATCTAAACAAGGTGTAATCCCTGCGTCTAAATACCGTCCTTACAATGGAACG